TTCACCTGGAAGATTGACTGCAACACGCAAGGCAACGAGGTCACGAAGGGTGACGGCTGTTCAGAGGGTGATATTCCCGTCTGTGCTGGCAAGTCCTGCAAGGCCGAAGCGTATGCCGGTGTGCTTCAACAGTGGAAGCAACGCTGCGCTGTGGAGGCCATGGGGCAGGGCATGGCGTCGCGTGCTGCTGGCATCAGTAACGGCGATGACGCCGGGGTGGTTGAAGGTATCTGGGGCGGTGAAGAGGGCGGCACCGGCTTGAAGCTGCGCCAAGACCTCATCAACGTCGGCGGCAACGGCAGTGGTGGTTTGCTGCCTGATGTTCAGATCGAAGGTCAGCGTTGGGTGATCCCTTCGGGGTTCTTCGACGCAATCGCAGCAGTAAAGATGGTCATCATCGCGATGTGCACAGTCATCGCGATGTTCGTGGTCGGGAGGAACATCTGATGTTCGATTGGGCACGCGACTTTGCAAACAATTTTTTCGAGAACGCCGCCGATGCGGTGCACAAGCTGGTCAAGCTCAAGGCGGCGATTTGGTTGGGGCGGCTGCTATCGGCGCTCGGCCTCGGCTTCGCCGCGCAGCATTTCATTTACAACCCCATCATCGAGTACGCACAGAACGCGTGGTCATCCGTTCCTGCCGGCATCGCAACTTGGGTTCACGCGCTTGGCATCGACGCTGGCGTGTCCATCATTCTGAGCGCATACGGCATTCGTGGCGCTGAGCGAATCTTTATTCAACGTAGGAACCAAGCCACATGATCGGCGACACCGCGTCTATTTCGCTGCTGACCGGCCTGCCAGGATCCGGCAAGAGCTTGCGCATCATCCAAGCGATTCGCTATCTCATGGACAAGGGTGCGCACGTCTACGTCTGCAACATCGACGGCATCTCTGTCCCTGGTACTACGCCGTGGGCGGACCCGCACAAGTGGCAGGGTCTACCTGCGGGTTGCATTCTCTTCGTTGACGAGGCGCAGCATTTTTTCCCCGCGCGGCGCGGCGGCGATCCTGTCGAAACCATCAAGTCGATGTCTACGATTCGACACGACGGCGTGCGCTTGGTGCTTGCTACCCAGCAGCCCAACTACCTCGATACATACTTGCGTGGTTTAGTCGGTTATCACGAACACTTGCTGCGCCAGAGCGGTAAGCAAAAGACCTTTATTTTCCGCAACAGTCAAATCATCGAAGAGGTTCGCTCGCCGCTGCCGCGCATTAAAAAGCTCTACGACTACGAGGTGTGGAAACAGCCAACCGAGTGCTTTAAGTTCTACAAGTCGGCTGAGGTTCACACCATGAAGTACCAGATGCCGGCGTTGGTCAAGAAGGCACTGATGATTCTGCCTGTGGTCGCCATCCTCGCCTGCGGTGCGTGGTACGCCGTATACCGCGACACCATGTTCGCCAAGAAAGCAGACGCTGCGTCCGCCAATAAGACGGCCCCGTCGGGGCCGTCGCTGGCGGGCACTGCGTCTGCGGGTGCAGCAGCTCGCCCTAAGGTCAATAGCGCAGAAGACTACGTTGGTCAACTCGTTCCGTTGGTCGCCGATGTGCCCTGGTCGGCGCCTGCCTACGTGGATCGTCCTGTGGTGTCCGATCCGCATATGTACTGCATGTCGAGCGAGAACAGCTGTCGGTGCGTCACCGAGCAGAACACCCGCGTTGCGATGCGCGATGACGTCTGCCGCGACATTGCGCGGTGGGGCGAGCCATACAACCCGTATAAGCCCCCCTCTAATGTCGCACAGGCGCAGCAGCCGTCGTCTGCCGCCGCTACCGATCAACCTAAGCCACAGCCGGTAGAGCAGAGCGGGGCGGTCACAGCGACTATGGAGAAGCGCACCCGCGCATTGGGCACCTTCCCGGAGTCGCCCGGCTACTCCATCAGCAGCTACACCGCGCCCACGACGAGGGATCTGTGATGAGCAGTAGCTCACGCGAACTATTGAAGTGGATCGCCCTGGTCTGCATGACTTTCGACCACGTGGCGAAGGTGTTCTATGACGGTTACGTGCCCGTGTTGTCGGAGTTAGGGCGGATCGCGTTTCCGCTCTTCGCACTGGTCATGGCGTACAACCTGGCGCAGCCTGGTGCGGATGTAGGTAAGTCGGTCCGCCGGCTTGCTTGCTGGGGGCTTCTCGCGCAACCGTTCCATGCCTGGGCGTTTGGTTATTGGGTGCCCGTAAACGTTCTTCTTTCCTTCGCCCTGGCTGCTGCGCTGGTGTGGTCGCTCCAACGCCGGCATTGGCTGCCTGTGGTTCTCTGTGCATTGCCAGCGCCATTGCTTGTTGACTACCAATGGGCCGGGCTTGCGTTGGTCGTAACGGCGTGGGCCTGCTACAGCCAGAAGCCCGGATTCGCTGCAATATTGGGCAGTTACTCGTGGTCGCGGGATGGGCTGCTTGAGGTGTTCGTTCCGTTCGGTGTCTGGGGTTCCATGGCCGCGCTGTGCTGGTTCAACGGCAACCTGTGGGCTGTCCTGGCCGTTCCGGTGATCGCCTTCACCGAGGTGGCCACCAGCGGCCTCATCGTCGTCCCTCGGACGCGTTGGGCGTTCTATTGCTACTACGTCGCTCACCTAGCGTTGTTGGCATGCTGTGCGGTCAGGCCGCAAGGGGCGTGAAGCAGTCCGAAACGTTGCCTCGGTTAGCACGGCTCTCGGAGTTGGGTCCAACCGTTGGACACGCGTTTAAGCCTGCGTCCGTCTATGCAGCGTTCCCCGGCTTTTAGGGGGGAAGGGATGTAAGGTGCGGCTTTCGGCGCCTCCTGCCATATCTGCCTGCGCAAATCAGCCAGTACCGCTGCGTCTTCCTCATCACTTTCAGCGCGCTGGCGATCTAATTCTTGTTGTTCTGCCGGTGACATTGGCCTCATTAGTGCAGAAGTCATCGCTATTGCCTGTCGGCGAGCATTCCATTCAATGAGGCCCATAGCTACTACGATGAGTACGGCAAGGCATACGCCAGCCTTGACCCAGAAAGCGGAGTGCTCATTTGTGGGATGTGTCGGACCACGGTAGCTACGAGGCCGGAATTCCAACTGCTCCAGACCTGCATCTTTCCCCAATGTCGGCTCTTGGCGTTCCATGCATCCCCCCTTAGTAGTCGGGCGCATTGTATCGCCGGGGGTGTAGGGGCATAGCCCCTACGGATAACGCCTCACCCGCGCCGTGGAGCTCTAGGCCCACGGGTTCTCCGCACCACCTGCGCTCGATCGGCGGACCCCGCGCCAGCCGCTACTGACAGCCGCATTTCACGCCTGCGCCGGATGACGTCCCGCAGGTAGATCACCTCGGCCGGCCTGGTATGCCACACGCGCTCGCGTTCCTCGGCCATCATCAGCGCCCACTCACGGGCGATGTTGCAGGTGAGCGACCAGTAGCGCATTCCCACCGGGTCGATGTCTCGACCTTCTGGGGTGAAGAATCGGTGCCCCTGAAAACCAAAACCGGCCCAGGGGCCGGTCAGGTCTACGCGATCGTAGGTGTCTAACGTCATCGTCCAGTCCGCTTCCTGTGGAGGGACCAGCATTGATAGGCCGCCAGGGCGCACAGCACCGTCAACACGCCATTTCGCATAATGTATATTATGTCAGGACGCTGCTTCGCCTCTTGGCTTCGCTTGCTTCTGCGCTCACGCCGCGACAGCGACGATGGCACGCCAAATGGAGATTGGCAGATGCGTGATCGACAATTGACCGGCCCCTGGGCCGGTTTTTCGTTCGTCCGGGGCGAACTGGTGACTCCCGAGGGAAAGTCGTTCACAGCCACGCAGCTGACCTGGCTTGCACTGACATCGAGCCTGGCACGGGAATGGTCCGCAATGATGGACGAAGCGAAGCTGAGGGCGTGCAAACCTCAGTACAGGCACCTCTACGTTCCCAGGCCGCCGCAGCGGTCATCAGCGGCCAACGTGATCTACCTGCGGGACGTGATCCAGCGCAGGCATGAAGAGCGGTCTTCAGTGGTGGATGGCGCGGGGTCCGCCGATCGAGCACGGGTGGTCCGGCAGACGCGTGGGCCTCGAGCTCCACGGCGCGGGTGAGGCGTTATCCGTAGGGGCTATACCCCTACACCCCAGGTCACTTACAGGCGTTTTGCACCACGTTGTCCCAATAGCTGGAAATCTCATAAGAACGATGGAGACCGGCCGCGTCATAGACTTGCTTGCGCTGAGCCTTGGCAGACTCGCATGCGTTGCTGGATTGTGGGCCAGACACATAGGCGGCAGCGGATGCAGATCTGTCAGCTGCGTACCTGCTATCGAGCTGCTTGCGAATACGGTAAAGGCGCCACTGCTCGGCATTGCTTTGCTCAGGAGCTGGTGCGGCGTCCCAGACCTTCTCGGCTTGGCCGGAAGCGCACGGCGCTGACTGATAAACCACCTGCCCTCGCTCGCGACACTTGTGAACCTGCTGCGCGTGACAAGGCGCAGCGATAGCCAACGCAAGCAATATCGCAAATCTCGCTTCCATGCACTTCCCCTCGCGTCACGAAATAAGGGCGGGCTTGAAGGCCAGCAGACCAAAGATGGCTAGATGCGCAACATAATAGCCGTAGAAGCCCCACCGCGTGCGCGAGATGGCGATGCCTCGGTTGCAGGCCACCTCCGCAAGCGCAATGGCTGGGATGGCAAGAAGGGCCCACACGCTACCGTTGAACCAACATAGGGCACCCAATGCCGTGACCACTGGTATCGGGCTACGCATCACTTTGGCGTAATAGGCCCAGCCCGCTACCACCAGGGCCATGCCGGCCCATTGGTAATCAACGAACACCGGCGCTGGGGCCGCACAGAGCATCAACAACAGCCAGCGGCCGCGCTGGATGGCCCAGACCGCCGCCGCGGCCAAGGCGAACGCCAGGAGGACGTTGACGGGCACCCAGTACCCAAACGCCCACGCGTGCACCGGCTGAGCCAGCACGCCCCACACGCAGAGCCGCCGAACCGACTTGGCCACATCGGCACCGGGCTGCGCCAGGTTGTAGGACATGACCAATGCGAACAGCGGAAATGCGATCCGCCCTAGCTCGGACAACACAGGCACGTATCCGTCATAGAACACCTTCGCCACGTGGTCGAAAGTCATGCAGACGAGAGCAACCCACTTCAATAGTTCGCGTGCGCTACTGCTCATCACAGATCCCTCGTGGTAGGCGCGGTGTAGCTGTTGATCGAGTAGCCGGGAGACTCAGGGAACGTGCCCAATGCGCGCGTGCGCTTCTCAATGCTGGACGTGACCGCCCCGCTCTGCTCTACCGGCTGTGGCTTAGGTTGCTCGGTAGCGGCGGTAGACGAAGGCTGCTGCGCCTGTGCGACGTTCGAGGGAGGCTTATACGGGTTGTATGGCTCTCCCCACCGGGCGATATCGCGACAGACGTCGTCGCGCATCGCCACGCGGGTATTCTGCTCGGTGACACAGCGACAGCTGTTCTCGCTCGACATGCAGTACATATGCGGATCGGACACCACAGGCCGATCCACGTAGGCAGGTGCCGACCACGGCACATCGGCGACCAATGGCACCAATTGACCAACGTAATCTTCTGCGGTGTTGACCTTAGGACGTGCTGCCGCGCCGGCAGACGCAGTGCCCGCCAGCGACGGCCCCGCAGGGGCCGTCTTATTGGCGGGCGCAGCGTCTGCCTTCTTGGCGAACATAGTGTCGCGGTACACGGCATACCAAGCACCGCACGCGAGAATGGCGACCACGGGAAGAATCATCAGTGCCTTCTTGACCAGGGCCGGCATCTGATACTTCATCGTGTGGACCTCAGCCGACTTGTAAAACTTGAAGCACTCGGTTGGCTGTTTCCACACTTCGTAGTCGTATAGCTTTTTGATGCGCGGCAACGGCGAACGCACCTCTTCGATGATTTGACTGTTGCGGAAAATAAAGGTCTTTTGCTTGCCGCTCTGGCGCAGCAAATGTTCGTGATAGCCGACCAATCCACGCAGATATGTATCGAGGTAGTTCGGCTGCTGGGTAGCAAGCACCAAGCGCACGCCGTCGTGTCGAATGGTGGACATTGCCTTGATGGTCGCTACGGGATCACCGCCACGCCGCGCCGGGAAAAAATGCTGCGCCTCGTCAACAAAGAGAATGCACCCCGCAGGTAGCTGCTGCCACTTGTGCGGGTCCGCCCAAGGCGTAGTGCCAGGGACAGATATGCCGTCGATGTTGCAGACG